GCCTGGGAAATTTTATTATCCGGCGTCGCCACCTCACGACCAAGGTCGAAAGTGGCACCGGGACCCCACCTGCAGTCAGCAAGCGCTATGGGCAACCTAAGCGTTCCAAGGACAGCAGCTATTTTACGTTGCGCTCTGAAAAGAGCAGCTTCAACGCGACCTGTAAAAGGTCGTAACTGTAGTTCCCGGAAACGCAAATTAGTTTCCAAGCACTTACTCTCGGTAAGTTTCCACTTACCTAGTGCAACGGCTGCGGGATTACTCTTAAGCTTCAACCCCTTGTACTTAGAAAGGTACTCGGTTATGAAGTAATCAAGAGCAAAACCCGCAGTGTCGCGGCCTGCAGTATCGGGAAGCGGGAGATCAACAAGATCTTCCTGGCTGTACTTGAAGCACAACCAAACCGATAAGGCCCTAGGACTGTCGATTCTTTCGCACAGAGACCGAACAACGGTCTCCATAACATCACTGTTTGGCGAGAGATTCATCAGACCTCCCTACTAGTACGGAGTAACTAGCCCCTCCACAAGCGCGATGAATTGCGCTTCATTGTGGAGGTTGTAGTTCATCTTACGCAGATCCTTGCGGTTCTGCAAAGAACTCCGTTCCGGCATCACATATTCCGTAAAAGCACGCGGAATATAGGACACCGTCGGCGCGGGCGAAATGCCGGAAACCGTGTTGTTAGTCACGTTTTCCAGCACAGGCTCGTGCAAGCCGATAGTAGCGCGATACGTACGCTGAGCCGAGGACGCACCGGCGGCACCAACGGCAGGGCGTTTCAGCGAGTAGCTGATACGCCAGTAGCCGATAGGCGACGCTTGGGATTGATCCTCAAACCAGAATACGCCTTCGCGATCCGGACCAAGGGGCACAAACGTGTGATTCACTGGGGTTGCCAGTGCGTCAGCAAGAACAATGTTGCTGGCTGCCATGAGTTACCTCACTTGAACACCCGTCACCGGGCGTTTGGTTATCCTACAGCAATTGCCGTAGGATCGCTGCAAGGCTCAGCAACTGCTGAGACCCGAGGTCGCACCTAAAAGAAGGTGCACGAGGAAACGGATACGTCAAAAGTTTGGATCGTTTGAACTTCCGATAGCGAATGGAAGCTCTGGCTTCGTCATAGAAATGGTCGTTGTAGTTGTCCCAGACACCGGTCCTATATGTTTTATAGGGTGCAGTCTCTTGGCCATCCCACGCGTACAATTCCGAAACGTAGCCCGATACAAACCGAGCCGAGTATAAGAGCGCAGTCTCTGCGTTTCTTAGAAACGACCCGACGTCGAAAAACCAGTCAACAATAAAGGAGTAAGGAACTAACTCCCACCCAAGTCCAATCGGGTTTAGCGTAGACCATCTGTCTAAGGTAGCTCCGGGAAGTTCGATGACGCATACAATGCGGCAGCTCGCTTTTCCGGACCCTTTACAAATGACTTTGCGGGCCTGATTGAAGATATAACGGGATTGATTGGTTTTAGGCGTTAAGGGTAGGTTTGCAGACCCCGTACATTTCTTCAAGGTCTTAAGAACAATATTGAGGGCCTCATTTGCTGCACCGAAAACATCGGTCATCAAAGGTCGCCAACCATATTGCCATTGCAACCACCCGTTCGCTAAGTCCCTTCCAGAGCCGAACCCAGATGAACGCGAATAATCTCGAACTCGAGACAACGCGCGAATCATCCTTATGGTTTGGCCAGCTTCAGCTAGGCCTACGCCTAGATCAAGCTCTCCACGCACTCTCTCATTTAACCGATTGAGTGCAATGTTGTACAGAAGGTCCTGGTCATACGCCGGAAGACCGTTTTCAGGCCCATCACCTTGACCATAGTCACCGGTCGTAGTTTTGGTCCAGTTTTTCCGCATGACATAGACACCGCCACCGATGTGAACGTAACTCCAGGCTTCCACTTTGTGTGACCCGACCCAGTTTCGCTGTTCCCAAATCGTGTACGACCAGGCATTCGGATCATGGAAGTTTCCATGAACGATTGCACCAGGAATACACTTTTCGAGACGGCTAACTGAGGCTTGGTCAACAACAACAGAGGTCGCACCGGTATACGTCACAGTGGTTTCAGTTCTATACCCGGGAAACCAAAGGTCTCTAGCTTTCATATGACCTCAAGCAGTAGGTAACGTGAAATAGGCGTGAATGACCCAAAAGACGATCATAACAAGAATCGTCAGCGGGTCGAGCTCGATCTTTCTCATGCTTTCCTCCTGCTCGAAAGCGACGCACTTCCTCGCGGAGCGCGTAAAGTACCCGCTACAACGGACTTGGGATGCGCCATACCAGGCTTCGCCTTACCCTTCGCCTTAACTACTGCCGATCTGAGCGAAGCGTTCTTTTCGAGGCGTGCTCCTTGGGCGGGACCGGGGATAACCCGGTACTTTCCAGGAGAGGACGCGTAGAAATAGAACAGCTTCGACAGAAACGGCAGCAGCAGGCGGAGATAAGACAGGAGCTTGGACATGGTACCCTCAAGAACGTTGAGTTAATCTACTCGATACAGGAAAGCCACAGAGAAACCTCGTCAAAGAAAACCACGAAGTCGTGGTCAGTCCAGTTAGACACCTCAAATTGAGTCAAGCTGTGAAACACAGGATGCTCAGTAAGAAGGTGCTTAACTAGGTACATGACTGCGATAACGAGGCAATTCAGAGTTGAGGAGTCCATGGCAAACCCGTAAAGGGAAGATTAATGGAGCG